CGTGGCGGTGGTGGTGGGGTGCCCGCGCGGGGGGCGGCGAAGCTGCAGGTGGGTAGCACACAGGTAGCGATAGAGGGATACACCGGACAAATGACCATAGATTGCAACCTGCAGGATGCCTACACTGACGGGAAAAATTTGAACCAATACATTACGGCACCGGACTTCCCGATTCTAGAAGCCGGAACAACGCAAATCAGCTGGACAGGTGGAATCAGCAGTCTGTCCGTTACGCCTAGGTGGTGGACGTTATGACACCGAGATATTACGCGGCAGACAGTGAGATCAAAGGCAACGGCGTGGGAGCGCTGCGGGATGCACTGTATTGCACAGTAACAGAGGAACGAAACGGCAGCTATGAGCTTGAAATGGGCTATCCCGTATCAGGCCAGCACTATAGCGAACTGACCCTGCGCGGCCTGATCTGCGCCAAGCCTAACCCGTATAGTGAAGAACAGTATTTCCGAGTGTACAAGATTAGCCGCCCCATCAATGGGCAGGTTATAATCAGCGCACAGCATATTAGCTATGATCTGTGCGGCATACCAGTAGCACCGTACACGGCAGGAACGGCGGCACAAGCGCTGGACAGGCTGAAAAGCCAGGCAACCGTGGAATGCCCGTTTGAGTTTTGGACGGACTTATCAACCACTGCTGATTTTGCAGCGCCGGTGCCCAGCAGCTTGCGCAGCCTGTTGGGCGGTATAGACGGCAGCATACTGGATGTATATGGCGGAGCATACGAGTGGGACAACTACACCGTAAAACTCCACAGTGAGCGCGGCACCGACAGGGGAGTTAGCATCCGTTACGGGAAAAACCTGACAGACCTCACCCAGGAAGAAAACTGCACTAATGTGTATACCGGCGTGTATCCGTATTGGGCTGACAGCGCCGGTGCTGTTACACAGATAAGCACGGGCCCTGTGGTAGATGTGCCTGAAAACCAATACAGCTTTACGCGCGTGCTGCTGCTGGACCTCAGCCAGGATTACACAGAGCGGCCTACGGATGAACAACTCAAACAGTCCGCGCTGAGCTACATTAAGGCGAACAAAATCGGTGTACCGAAAGTAAGCCTTAAACTGAGCTATGCGCAGCTTGAGCAAACCGTGGAGTACAAAGGCAAAGCGCTTTTGGAGCGCGTGGGATTGTGCGATACCGTACATGTAACATTTGAACGCCTGGGGGTTGATGCAACAGCCAAAGTTATCAAAACTACTTACAATGTGCTGCTGGACAGGTATGACAGCGTTGAGCTTGGAACACCGAGAAGCAACCTGGCAAGCACCATTGTCGGCATTGAAAAAAGCACAAAGACCGAGGTTGACAAAACAAAGTCTGCGTTGCAGCAGGCAGTAGATCAGGCGACAAAGCTGATAACGGGCAACCTTGGTGGGTATGTGGTGCTGCACAGTTCGGCTGGCAATGATACACCGGACGAGCTGCTGGTAATGGATCAACCCGATATAAACACTGCCACCAAGGTGTGGAGATGGAATCTATCCGGGTGGGGCTATTCGTCCACTGGCTATGCCGGCCCTTACCGCCTTGCAGCCACAATGGACGGTGCCATCAATGCAGACTTTTTGACAACAGGCACCCTTAATGCAGAGATCATCAAGGCGGGCATCCTGAAATCGCAGACAGGTGATGCGTTCTATCTGGATTTGGTCAGCGGCGAATTGCGGATTAACGCCAAAAGCATAGAGATCAACTCCGAAACCATCTATGATGGGAAAACTGTTGACGCAAAAATCAATGAATCCGCAAAGCAGATCAAAAGCGAGATGACCCAAAGCACCAAAATCACCGGCGGCGGCAACCTGATCCTGGGCAGTGAGAGCTTCCGCAATGCCACCTATGTCGGCATTGACAGTAGCGTGGTGTATGGCGATGATGGCAGCGCAACAATAACCAATGCGAACACATGCCGCGGGTTCAAGTTCAACGCTGTTAGCGCTCATATCACCAAAGGCGTTACCCTATGCCTGTCCGTTATGTACAAACTCATTTCCGGCACCGATGCGCTGCGGCTGGGCATTACGTTTACGAGCGATGACGGACAAAATTACATTGCCTACATAAAAACCGCTGACCAGCTCGAAATTGAGCAGACGGACGGCTGGGTGCTGCGGTATGGTACATGGACCCCCAGCAAAAATGGTGTTTTGAAAACTGTCGAGTTCGACAGCAATGGCAACTGCACCAATAAGTTTGAGCTGCTTCACCCCATGCTGCAATACGGCAACGCGCCGACCGCGTGGAATGCCAGCAGCGGCGACTACCTGACGCAGGAAAGCGCAAAAAGCTTATTTTCGCAGACCGCTGACGAGATCAAAACCGAGGTCACCAAGTCAGTGACCGAAACGGTGACGGCCAACGTGAAGGATACCGCCACCAGCGCTGCCAATGATGCCGTTGACAGCAAGCTGAAGGACTACGCCACCACAGCAACGGTGAACAGCCTGAAAGAAGATGTCTCCAGCATCAGCCAAAAGGCCGACAGCATCAGCACCAAAGTCAGCAGCCTGGAAGAAACCACCACGACCATTTCGGACGACCTGAACAGTACCAAGCAGGAGTTCAAGACGGTCAAAGAATCAGTATCCGCGATTGACCAGAAAGCCGACAGCATTACCCAGACGGTAACGCAGCGCATTACGGGCGGCAACAATATTATTGCGGGCACCGATGACTGGAACAATGCGACCCTGGATGCAGGCGGCAATGACCTGAGAAAAGAAGGGACATACACGATCAGCGGTGAATCCGTCCGAGTGACCAATAGGGCGCAGAACACCCGCTTCCACTTTGGCGCGGACAAAACGCTGGTGATTGCCAAGGGCATGACCTACTGCGCATCGGTGCTGTACAAGCTCAACTCCGGCACGGACAGCCTGTTTTTGCAGTTCGAGACCAAGAGCAGCAGCGGCACAAAAAGTTATTACGGCTCCGCGTTCAAGCAGGCTCAGCAGGACATTGCGCTGGATAACGGCTGGAAAATGCGGTATGCAGCCTTTGTTGCCACTGCGGACGGCTATGCAGACGGCCTGTTTGTGAGTACCGCGAACGATAACGCCACCGTTACCAACGATCTGACCATCATGCACCCCATGGTGCAGATGGGCAACGCCCCCACTGCCTGGACGGCCAGCACCGGCGACTATCTGACCGCCAACGAAACCAAAACCGAGATCAAGCAGACGGTGAACGAAATTAAGCTGACGGCCAGCACAAGCGGAACCAGCAGCACCATCAAGCTGACAGCGAGCGGAACAGAGATCACCAGCGCACAGATCAACCTATCCGGCGTGGTGACATTTTCGGATTTGAGTACCTGGAACCAGGATAAGACCATCATCAACGGCGGAAACATTACGACCGGGCAGCTGCATAACCTCAACTACACCACCGTGTACGACCTGGATAACGCCTGGATTCGCATGGGCACCGAGGCCGGTGAGCGCGTGTTTCTGGACAATCGGCACATTGCCTGGTATGCAACCATCAACACCGGCAGCATCGGCCTGACCGGCGTGCTGTACTCAGAGGCTGGCAGCTCCTACATTGGGGCGTGCAGCAAGTACGCCAAGTACGGCTGGGTTGACGGCCTCAACCCGACATCTTACGTTGGGATGCAGATCACCTACAACCGCAGCGATGACAGCGACGCCGATTTTAACACGACCCGGGTGGGTGTCTCCGGCAAGCTGAATGTACACAATCTGGACGTTTGGGGCAGCAAATCCCGCGTGGTGCCTACCAGCTTCGGCGCGCTGAAAATGGCCGCGTTCGAGACCCCCGTGCCGACCTTTGCGGACTGGGGTAAGGGCCGGTGCAGCCCAGACGGCTGGTGCCTGATTGCCCTTGACCCACGCTATGCGGAGACCATCGCCCAGTGCGGGCAGCCCGCCTGGCTGCTGACTGACCTTGACGGCACCGGGCACCTGTGGGCGGAGGATTGCGGCCAGTATGCCATTGTGCACGGTGCGGCGGGGGGGCGCGGTTGGTGGGGCTCGC